ACCCGTATGTAATGATTTATGAAAAATGGAACGCACCAAAGAAAATAAAGCAAATGGCAAGATGGGTGAACAATAAATTTATTTGGCGATCATGCGAAAGATTTGAGGATTACAAAGGAGGTCAACCTTGAACCGTTTTAAAAGCCTTGTTTGTGGTGGGAATCAATATACAGCATGTGATACAGCAGAAGGGCGCATATACTGTGGCGACAAGGAATTGAAGAAGATGGAAACATTGGAGCCGAAGGAGGACGAGGAAATGAGAGAAATTAAGTTTAGAAGGAATGACATTTATGAATTCAAAAATTAAGCAATTACGAAACAAGCTGGAATATCTAAAAGGACAACGTGACCAACTTCAGAAAACCATAGATGACCTGAAGGATAAAATCCGGGATGATAAACGGATGCTCATAAGATACGAGCGAGCACTTGAGATAGTGAAGCAAGTTGGATTACTCACACAAAAACAACTTGAATATCATCTTGCAGAACAGGTCAGTTTAGCGATGGAAGCAGTATTCGACAATCCTTATCAGTTGAAAGTAAACTTTCAAGAAAAACGTGGAAGAACTGAGGCTGAAATACTGTTCGTGAAAGGAGACCTAGAATTCCCACCGCTAGGTAATGCCGGTGGCGGGACGATAGACGTTGCATCATTAGCTTTACGAATAGCGTACTGGAGTATGAGACGGGACAAAAAAATCCGGCCTTTACTGCTATTAGACGAACCATTTTCACAGCTGAAAGGCGAGGTAGCAAACCGCCGTGCTTTATCAATCATTCAAGAAATTAGCCACAAATTAGGATTGCAAATTATAATGATAAGTGACGAGCGAGTTTCACGAGAAGACATAATTGCCAACGCAGACTGGGTGTTTCATGTGGCCCTGGATAAGAAAGGTGTGAGCCATGTAAAAGTTTTATAAAAGGTTTTTTTAAGATTTTCCTCGTTGACTTTTCGCTAACTAGGATATATAATAATAATAGGAGGAGGGAATGAAAACAATAAGGGAGGAAATGAAAAATGGAAGAAAATATTTACCAAAAGGAAGGGTATAAGAACAGGAAAGATTATTTGGAATGTATGGCGGTAGACTATAGCGTACCGCTTGACATTGTTTACGCGCTTGCCTCCATGCTAGGCGAGGATGAGGATTTTGATGGATTAGTTTCCTTATTAGAGGACACGGAGGGGATGTTTGATGAATAGGGAAGGGTTAATCCCTTTCCCTTCAATAGACTTCTTATGGAGGTAGTGAAATGAATATACGAGAACTTAAATGGGCTTTGGAGTATTCTAGAGAACAGCTTTTCCAAGCGAAAAAATGCTTGGATGTAACTACGGAACCAGAACTGATTGATGCAGCTATATATGAACAAATGGCCTGGGAAAAGAGATGCAAATTCTACCATCGAAAACTAAAGGAGGCGGTTGCAAGTGGACAAGCGATACCGAGTCAGCGGCTTATTCATTCTGGAAGTAAACGCTAAAGATATGCGAGATGCGCAGGAAATAGCAGAGAGAATATTGGCGAATAGGGGTATTGAAGGGTATGTGATAGAGGTGGAGGATGTCAGAAAGGATAAGAAAGAGTGATTTAAAAGAGAGGGGATTGCAATGTTTGAATTAGTTGAAGTAAAAACAGGTAGAATCATAGAACGATATGATTATGATTTTGATGAATTTATCAAGACAAAATATGGAGGCTTCTTCTCGCTAATAATGGATGATGCGTTCACGCCCGGGGATGTTATGCCTGAATTTGCTTGGAGGAGAAGTAAAACAACTGAATTAGCGGGCATTCCCATAGAACGTAGAAAATGCGACAAAAGAATAGGAAATGTGAGTATAAAGGAAATATTGGAAGCCGAAAGGAGGGCAGGGGGACGATGACAAAGCAGGAAGGCGAGTTTTGCAACAAAAGATGTCCTAAATGCGGAGCGATGTTATTAAAAAATGAGCGAGGAGACGAATGGTGTTCGCGTCCAGGATGTGGATACTTGTTGAAGGAGTTGCATGAAAAAAAAAATGACTGTTGGAATTTATCTGGCAAAAATATATTGCTGACCGGAAAACCGGAAGCACTCGAATAAAAATTCGGGTGCTTTTTCTTTTGGGGGAGTATGGTACTTGATATTCATGATATTGGCAAAGCCATATACGAGTTAATACCTCATTGAAAAAATTTTTTGACTCCACTCAAAATTTTTTTCCAAAAAAGACTTGACTTGGTTGGACATCTTTCGATATAATTATAACAGAAAATCTTTTGGCTTGGCTTTTAACCATCATGGCTGATTCGACGGCCTAAAAAGCTGTGCCAGCCATTGGGAGAGGGAACCCTTTTGGCCAATTTAAATGAATTTATTGACGAAAACGGGAATTTTGACAAAAAAGGTTTCCGAAGAAGGCTTCGGAAACTCGGTCAACGAAGAAAAAAAGAAGAACGATTGAGCCGAAGAAACGCTTTTGATGTACTCGACCTCACTCCATACAATGCAACTAATCTTATCATTGACGGAAAGAATGCCACCATTGTATATAAATAATCCCTCTCCTTCATTCTTTTCTAAAGTGCACAGCCGGAATAGAAAGAGAACTTTGTTTCTAGATACCTAATTTAGGTATTATTTTTTTGGCTTATTGCATTGGACAGGTAATTTTATTGAGGTGGAACAGTTATGTTCTCGAAAAAGAAAGGCTTCGCTCGGACCAAGTTTGGTAGCAACGATGCAAAAAAGAAAAAATCAACTAGGAAACCAAAAGCATTGCTCCCCAAGCCTCCAAAATCAGTATTAGACAATTTAAAATTGACTCCAAAACAGCGTCTATTCGTGCAAGAATATTTAATTGATCTCAATGCAAAACAAGCATCAATAAGGGCGGGATATAGCCCGGCGAATGCTGAATTTCAAGGTCATCAGCTCATAAATAACCCCAAAGTGAAGTATGCAATTGAATTAGCTATGTACGAGCGGGAACAGCGGACGAAGGTGACTCAGGACAGGGTGGTTCAGGAGCTTGCAAAGATAGCTTTCTTGAATCCAACAGACGTGATCAACGAGTACGATGCATCAATACGCAACGGTGCAACACGAGAAGATACCGCTGCAATATCTTCTATCCGGGTAAGAAGAACCCCGTCTAAGAACGGAATGGGAGTTGAACGGGAAATAAAGCTGCATGATAAGATTCGTGCATTGGAGTTGCTTGGTAAACATTTAGGGTTGTTTAACGATAAGCTGAATGTAACAGCCGATGCAGTGGTAAGGATAGTGGATGACCTAAGCGATTCAAAAGACGATGCAATGGAGACCAATGGCGAAATCGAGGAATGGTGCATATGATGAAAGCTCCAGTGGTAGATGTCCGGCTTTCGGAATTGATTGCACCGTCCTTCTATGAATTGCATAGGGAGCTAAAAGAGGAACGGTATGATGAATATTGGCTCAAAGGTGGACGTGGTTCAGGAAAGTCCACCTTCATTAGTGTTGAAATAATCCTTGGGATATTGCAGGACCCGGATTCAAATGCAGTAGTTTTCAGGCGGTATCAAAATGAACTTCGGGATTCCGTTATCGGTCAGTTTGAATGGACTATTGCAAAGATGAATATGGGACATCTGTTCTACGTACAAGTTAGCCCTATGCAAATTGTTTACCTTCCTACAGGGCAACGGATTATCTTTCGTGGAGCAGACAAGCCCTCGAAGTTGAAGTCAATCAATATCGGCAAAGGGTATATCAAGTATGCATGGTTTGAAGAGCTTGACCAATTCGGTTCAATGGACGAAATAAGGAACATTTTGCAATCGGTTTTTCGAGGCGGAGACCAAAAGCGGATATTATTCTTTTCATATAACCCTCCAAAATCATCCCGTTCATGGGTGAACCAAGAGGCGAAAACACCGAAACCGGGAAAACGAGTTCATCATTCAATATACTTGGATGTTCCAAAGCATTGGCTGGGAGAAAGGTTTTTAACCGAAGCAGAGCACTTGAAACAAGTTAATGAACTTGCATACAGACATGAATATCTCGGAGAAGAAATCGGAACAGGCTTGGAAGTATTCACCAATGTGATACTTGAAACCATTACCGATGAACAAATTGCACGGTTTGACCGAATACGTCAGGGATTGGACTTTGGTTATGCAGCTCATCCGGCTTGTTTTGAGCGTATGCACTACGATGGAACGAGGCGCCGGTTGTATATATTCGCAGAAGTTGCCGGATTGAACTTGTCCAATCGTATGTTATCGATGAAAATTCAAAAATACCACGATGTAATCACCGTCGCAGATAGTGCAGAACCGAAATCAATTGATGAGTTGAGAAGCTATGGCATTAGAGTATTCGCGGCGAAGAAAGGCCCGGGTTCAGTAGAATTCGGAGTCAAATGGTTGCAAGACCTTGAGGCTATTATCATTGACCCTCTGCGTTGTCCATTAGCCGCAAAGGAATTTATTAATTACTCGTTGGAAACGGACAGAAGTGGAATGGTCAAGGACAAATTCCCAGACAAAGACAATCACTCCATTGACGCCGTAAGGTATGCATTGGAAGATGATATGGTGGGGTATAACATGCACGGAGTAGGGCTACTGAGAGGGGCGAAATTATATGGCTAAACCGGTATGGCTTAAAAAAGCCGTCGGGGAAATATCAAAACTCAGACAAGGCATTTTCGGCAAATTTGGTAGCCTTATTGGCGGCAGCTGGAACGTACCATATGTGCTGAACAGTAGCCGAGTTGACTATGAACTTGCTCGGCAGTTATACCACAACACTCATGATGATTATAAGTTAGGAGCCGGGTTTGCGAAGCCTATCATAAACACGTTGGCTGGATTCATGGGAGTACCAAGGTTCCGGTGTAAGGACGAAGAGGGCCAAGAAGTCCTGGATGAGCACGTTAATCGCTGGGTTAGTCGGATGCAGCGAACTCACCAGCTTAGCTTAAGAGATGGGGACAGCTTTGTGATGTTGGCCAACCTGGAGAACGATGACCCGCTTTATCCAGATGAAGAAAACCGGATTGATTATATAATCATTCCCCCGGAGCAGATAGCGGATATTGAAATTGACTCAATTACCAGGAGGCCAAAGGCATACACGATTAAGGCCCGAGCCAAGTGGGATGGAGGGCAAAAAGAATACACTGTAACGCAAAAGATAACGGCCGATAGAATTGCGGTCACTATAGAGGGAGATGCTCCGGAAGGCGTGACAAGTGAAATACGGCCTAACCCTTGGGGCTTTATTCCGATTGTTCATTTCAAGAATGAACCAGAGGAAACAGAGCTATATGGAACAAGTGAACTTGAGCCGATAGAGCCTTACTTGAAGGCGTACCATGACGTGATGCTTCACGCTATGCAAGGGTCAAAGATGCATAGCACGCCAAGGCTGAAGTTGAAGCTCAGGGATGTGCAAGCCTTTCTGCAGAATAATTTTCCCGAGGCGCTAAAGGCAGTTCAGCGCGGAGAGCAGGCCAACATCGACCTGAAAGGCCATGAGTTACTTATTTTTACAGATGAAGAGGACGCCAGTTTTATCGAGGCGCAATCGACAATTGGTGATGCAGAAGCTTTACTGAAGCTTCTTTTTTATTGCATTGTTGACGTTTCTGAGGTCCCAGAATTCGCTTTCGGGGTACATACTCCCAGCAGTCATGCCAGTGTAAAAGAGCAAATGCCTTTGCTCATTCGCAGGGTAGCAAGAAAACGTGAAATGGTGACAGAGAACTGGCAGACCTTAGCTCGGATGTTGCTAGTTATGCATAGCAAGATTACCGGAAAGAAATTCGAGAGCTACGAGGTAGGAATCACCTGGGATGCCGTTATCGAGCGGGATGAAAAAGAGTATGCAGATACCATCTATACCTTGGTCAACGCACTTAATACGGCTTTGCTTGGCGGTTTCATCAGCTGGGATGCTGCTGTGGACCTGCTGGCGCAGTACATTGATACCATGCAGGAGTATGCTACCGATGACCCGGAATTGCCCGGGGAAAGAGAAAGAATTATCAAGTCATGGTATTTAAGAAGCAGGCTGGAAGATACAGAAGGATTACTTGACCAATTGCAGGATATAGAGAAGGTGTTGAATCTAAACCAGAATCAGAGTCAGAAACAGAATCAAACCAATGAAGGATGATAGCCGATGGCCAAGGAGATAGATGAAATCAAGAAGGCCGCCGGTGATTACCAGAAATGGGCATTAGCTGCACGAAAACAATACATCAATTTACGATTGAGACAGGACAAAGAAATTGCTAATCTATATATCCGTTCAGCGGATAGGATTGCCAAGGAACTACGACAAATTGGAACAACTACGATTTCGGGCCAAATACAAAAGAAACATTTCAAAGAGTTAGAGAAATCTTTGCGGGCGGAAGCTGAGCTAATACAGAAAGGTTTAACGGAGGCGTTTGTTGACTATATTGACTCGGCTGCAAGGGCGGGAGTAGGATATACTCAAGGTGTTGTATTGAATCTATTTGATCAAGCGGGATTGAAGACTTCCAGGATAACGAAACTGTTCAGCCGGGTGAATAAGCAAGCTGTTGAAGCAATTTGGGCGAGAACGAGAAATGGACTTTATTTATCGGACAGGATTTGGGAACACCGCGAAAAATACCGCAGCACCATGCGGGATATCATCCAGGAATCTGTGATCATCGGCCAGGATGCCGTGAAAACAGCTAGGATGTTGCAGCAGTATGTTCGATTTGGAGCGATGACGCTTGCCCGGGACTATCCAGAAATGATGAAAAGGATGAAGGGTAGAATCCCGGGGAACATCAGCTATGAGGCGTTAAGACTTGCGAGGACAGAAATGACTGCGGCATTTGGAGAAGGAGCGATAGCCGCGGCACGAGTTGCGCCAAGCTATCTAGGGATGAAATGGGTGTTGAGTAAAAGTCATCCTGTACCAGACATTTGTGATACCCTTGCTACTACTCATAATTTTAGATTAGGTTTAGGTCCGGGAGTTTATCCCCCAGGTGATGAACCGCCCTACCCGGCTCATCCGAATTGTCTTTGTGTTTTGGTCCCGATACATGAAGATCCGGAAGAATTTGTTGCGAGGTTGAAGGATTGGCGGGATGATCCAAGTAATGACCGGGAGTTGGAAAAGTGGTATCAAAGTATATACAAACCTGGAGCAGGTAAGGCGAAATTACCCAAAGCCTCTCAAAAAGCCGCTGAATCAGTAGCCAAAGCCGCGGCAGAGGCTATAGAGAAGATAGCCGAAGAGGAAGAGAGCATAATCAATCTGGACCTGGATGATTTCGAGGATTTGTATGAAAAATATCAGCCAGACGCTTACACTTACGGTACGCGTAATACAATTGAAGACGTAAAAAAGCATAGTTTTTTCTTGATAGATGAGGCTACTTCCAATGAACGACTAGTGGCAGAGTATTATTCCGGCGGGGAAGGTTATGAAGAATACAACAAAGCCTTGAGATTTCCCGAAATGGGGAAGGCGGTCAGCAAAAAAACCAAGGAAGCGATTGAGACTTTAACCAACCTTATTAAAAAAGCCAGTCCATTGAGTCAAAACACGATATTCTACCGCCATGACGGGTTGGGGACATTAAAACACCACATCGGTACGGAAGTATTGGAGATGGCATGGGACGTAGTTGTGAATGGTGATACTAGTAAGATGCCGGAACTGAAGAAGCTATTGATTAGATCAGTGATACATGAGAAAGGATTTTTGAGCACTTCCTATCGCCAAGGCGTGTTTGTTCAGCGAGATGGTTTGGAGATACGAATTTACGCACCCAAAGGTTTCAGGGGCGGGTTATTCCTAGAAGAAGTAGCTAGATTCAAAGATGAAAGGGAGTATCTGTTTTCCCCTGGACAAAAATTCAGGGTGGTGGATGTAGAGGTAGGCGAAGTTCCAGGGTACGGAGGGATGGAAAACTTGATACTTCATGTTGTTCCCGTAGAATCACACGAATAATTTTGTTACAAATGGTATAATATAGTTAGAAAGCGAAAAGTTAAGTGAGGTGATACAATGACTGAGGATAGATCTGTTAGATTCAGATGGAGGCCTGGCGAGGTCACAATTAAATTGTCGCAGTGCGCGTATTGCAAGAACGCCTTGGATTATGCTACCTGTGTAGAATTCGGGACAAAACCTAAAAAATACAGCGACAACGAAGAACCCTGTCCAAAACGAATACCAGAAAAATGAAAGGAAGGAGGGCAATGGAAGAGAAACAAAATCAAAACCAAACAATTCAGGTTTACGAAAATCCTTCTTCAAAGCGAATTGAGATTCATTCCAGACATCAAAAGTTAGTCGTGAGAGATATGAAAACTGGGAGATATGTGAATAAACGCTGAGGCGAAAGCCGATGCGTTTTTCTTATGCCCTTGAGGGGAGGTGAGAAAGTGCCAGACAAGTTTACAATAACCGATACCGTTAGCATAGCAGATTGGGGCAGCGTGGACAAAACACGAATTCGCAACATGCTGATACAGGGATTAGAAGAAGGAGCTGAAGGAATTCGTGAAGCTATAAGAGAGGTATATTCAGTAATCCGTGGCGCAAATTTGGACGATGCGCCAAGCCAAAACTGGGTAATGCCCCACCATGAAATCCGGGACGATGGACGAATTGTCCTCAACCGTGCCGGTCTTATTGCTGCAGCTGCTGCACTTGCCGGGGCCCGAAGCGAGCCGAACCTGACGCCGCAACAAAAGCGCCAGGCGGCAAGACACCTGCTGAGACATTATAGGGAGCTTGAGCTTGAACCGCCGGAGTCTTTGGCTGATTTCGTCGGCGAAATGGCTTCTGTGCAAGCTGTCGTATCCGGAGAAATGAAAGTAGAAGACGTACCGCTGGCCTCTTGGGCTGATCTTCAGGCCTTGAAAGCCGGTGACCCAGAACCGATGGAGGTCGTGGTTGAGATTCCTGCCGGTAAGTCAAAACGGGGCTGGAACTACAGGCCAGAAGCTTTGCAGAAGATTGTCGGGGAGGTGATGAACCAGGGACTACCAGGGTTTTTGGGACACCAGAAACCGGAGGATGTGGATAGCCAATTTCCAACGCCGGTAACCCATTGGGTAGGTGCGTTATGGAAGGATGGCAAGGCTTATTTCCGGGGTGTTATAGACAAGGCGGCAGCGGACCTAAAGAGGTGGATCAAGGCCAAGACGGTCCGTACCGTGAGTATTTTTGGTATACCCAAACTGCAACAGGCTGGCGGAGAAACGCATGTTGTGGACTATAAGCCCTTATCCATAGACTGGACACCACTGGGCCGTGCAGGTATGCCAACGTCAGTAGTTGCTATTGGCGAGATGGATGAAATTCTAAATGATGGAGGTGGACAAATGAGCTGGAAAGAACATGTGGAGAAGTTAAAGGAGATGCTGGCCAGCAAAGAGGTCACAGTTGGCCAAATCGTAGGTGAAATGGGCTGGGAAGTTCAAGAAGTAGTCGGAGAGATTGACATCAAGTGGCTCCAAGAAGTTACCAGCGCCGTGGAGACCTTGGGCAAGGTGAAAGAGGTCTTGGGAGTTACTGGTGAGATGGACGTTGTCAAGGTTGCTCAAGATGCAAAGAAAATTCTTGACGAATCTATTAAAGCCGCTAAGGAAAAACTCATTGAAGAAACGATCAAGGAAAAAGTAGCCGGCGAAATGGCTCAAGCATTGGTCAAGAAGATGCTTCATCTCCCTGAAGGCGAACTGACCAAGGAAGTCATCGCTGGAGAGATTGACAAGCTCCTGGCCGATGAAGTGGTCAAGAATACAATCAGCAAATTCCACATCGACAAACCGCCTGTCATCAACAACATCGGCGATAATGGCGGGACTTCTTCTGCTTTGCGTGTAAAACACCAAGCAATATAAATTTTTATGGAGGTGTTAAAAGATGGCTTACACTGGACAACCCGTACCCAGCACTGTAACTAATATCGGGTACGGCAAAATCAGCGATGGCAAAAGCGTGAAGGTGACAGTGCCGGAAAATACCATGATTGAGGCTGGCAAGTTCTATCTGCTGGATGGTTTCCTGGGGTGTGCCGTGCAGTCGGTGACTACAGGAGCAGTGGAAACAGCTGAGGTCGTGTTGAACATTGAACCGGCGGAGTATGAAACGGACCAGATTAATACGGTGGATACTTTTGCTAAAGGAGATAAAGTCTATTGGGA